ATTCATTTAGTTAGCACTGCTGAATCTGATTTTACTAGTGAAGAAATGACTAGAATATTAAACTATGTATGGAAAGAGGTAGCATAATGTTACCTCTTATAACCTAACTTACTTAAACTTAGAACCTATGAAAATTTATTATAACATTGTAAAAATAGAACCGTGTAAAGAATGTGGCTCAAATCGTGGCCAATTAATAGAACAAAAGAATACAGTAGCTGACTGTCTTAATTGTGGTCATCTATGTGATGTAGATACTGTTGTGTCAGAGTTTGATGAAGCAGTTAATGACATTATAGAATGTCAAGTTGTACACAAACAAGAACAGAAAGAACTGTCAGAGTGGGAACAAC